CCGGAAGTGCCGGATCTCCGCATTCTTGCGGGGTCGGATGTAATTACCCGAGCCCACGCCGATAGTAGCCATGTCCTACACCTCGCGCCGCGCCTTGGGAGGCCGACGACAAAAGTTGAGCTGTAGGTCGGAAAACAGGTGCCGCAGGATCGATCCGACCGATCAAGTCCTGCCGAACACCCGCGCTACCTGGCGGGCTGAGGAAACCACAGCGGAGAGAGCCGTTGATCGTCTCCCATGCGTTGACCCTGCATGGACGGGCACACGTAAACGAGATTACGTGAACCGAAAAACCGAGAGGTTCGCACCCCTTCTCTAGCTTAGAAACAATGCGAATGGAAAACTACGCTACCGCTAGCGTGCTAGTCATCCATCGGCCGCGTCATTTCGTCCTGAATGGTCGAGCGGGACGATTCCACCGTGCCCACAAACTTCCGATGAATCGTCTCGCCGGCTTCATCGCCCAGGCTCTGGCCCGCCTGATCGGCCAAATCCGATTTGATGGCCGACGCGGACTGTTCCCGGCTCTTGCGCTGCTCGTATTCTTTCCGCTTGATGAGCGCATACGCTTTGAACGGCATCTTCACGACGACCAACTTCCCGTTCTCCCCCCGGCGCACCGTCTGATCCGTCGTACTGGCGAGATCCGCCAACTGCTCCCGGTCGGCGAGCTCGTCGAGCATCACCTTGACGTAGCCCTTGTGGTGCGTAATCGAGTGCAGGCGGTTCGGCATGCCGGCATTGATGGTGCGAATCTTCCACTTCCGGAATGGCACCTTACAGACCGGGCAGAGCGTTTTGGACATCGCCCGCCACGCATGGGCGAGTTCGTCGCAGGCCGGCCGCGGATCGTCCTTCAGGTAAATCGGCTGCGAGCCGGGATCGTCGGGATGTTCCAGCCGGCGCTCGAGCACGGCCACGTTGGGAAAATCGGCAAAGTCATCCAGCACGCCACTCATAGGATTGACGTATTTCGGTAGCCCATCTTTCTCGAGGCGCACTTTAGCTTTCGGCATCGTTACTCCAGTCGGGTGGCTTTAGTCGGATCGAAGACGTCGGTCGCTTTCTTCCATTGCTCCGAGGTCATACCAGCATCTTTCGCCGCGCGCTGCTCAATCGCGGTCAAGGGTCCAGGGGCGAGACGTCGGCCCCCGGCGGCTTCGGTGAAAATCGGCTCGCGCGTGTCTTCCGCCGCTCGAGCGGGCGGCTTCATGCGGCCTTGCCGGGCGTCGATGCCGGACGCCAGCACCATCGCCGCGTTGATGACATCCGGATTGGCTTTCTGATCCGGCGCCAGCCCGCTCAGGACTTGCTGGAGCGTCTCCGGACTGCAGGACTTGTCGGCGGTCACTTTGGCGATCGCTTTCGCCACCAGGGCTTCGCCGCGCTGCTCGAGCGTGGACTTACGGAGCGGCTCGACTTCACGCTGGATCAGTTCGCTCGCGATCTGCTTGGCTTCCGAGCGCAGGTCATTCAGAATCGCCCGCCCCGCTTTCAGATCGGGCTTGCCTTCCAAGGTGTAAATCCCATAGCGCGTGGCCGTCGCTTCCGCAATCTCATCGGGAATGTCCGGCACGACGGGGGCCTTCGGCTTCAAGGCTTCGAGTTGCGTCCGCAGATTACCCAGTTCCGCCTCGAGCTGCTGCGCTTTGTGCGCCTGCTGCTCAAGCTCTCGGACTTTGGTGCTCAGGGCCTTCCGTTCGGCCCGCTCTGCGCGCAGGTCATCCAGGATGCCCTTGGGCTGCGGTTCCGGCTCAGGTTCGGGTTCCGCTTGCGGCGGGTCGGCCTGGCGCTGAATGACTTCATTGGCAACCGGCGGGGCTTCGGTGACGATCTCACCGTCCGGGGATTCAATTTGCATAGGCGGGTTCCTTAATCGGCAGCACGATCGCCGAGATGTCCGAGGCGTTGAGAATCAGATACCGTTTATCGTCCACATAGAACAGTTCGCCCGCCGACGGCGCAAAGGCGATGACGTCCCCGACCTGCACGTCAAAGGCTTTGCCCTTGTGGCAGTGCGGGCAGATGGGATTGTCGCCGAGTTGGAGGACGCGGCCCATCGTCACCGGCGGCCGACGGTCCACGGCCAAGGCCGCAAGATGCAGGCCGCTCTCGGTCTGGCCGAGATTGATAGTATCGGGCAGGCCGTCCGTGTGCTCTTCGATCTGTTCCGGTCTGGGGTAGACGAGCACGCGCGGCCCTTTGACGCGGATGTTCATCGCTCTACCTGCAGGATGATCACGTCGCCCGGTTTCCCGCCTTGCATGGCCAGACCCCACTGAACGCCAGGGTATTCGCCCTGATGGACACGCCATGCCTGGCCGACGTGATTGAACCGCATGACATGCCCCGCGACGGCATCTTCCATCAGGATGACGGATCGATACTTCATGTCTCGGCGGTTCACGACCGTCTGCGGGACGTAGGTAAAACCGTGGCTGTATTCCTTGTGCGTAAATTCCTGGTCAGCCTTGAGCGCGGAGGGCGCGGCGATGCCTGCCACGACGACGCCTGCGAGCCGTTCGAAGAATCCGCGTCGATTCATGCGCGCCTCAATCCGGCAAACAGCCGGGTATCCTTCTGGCCTTCCAACTGTTGCAATCGCTGCTCCGGCCAGCTCATCAGCGCGTTGATCGCATCGTTGGCAAAGTCGACTTTTTCGACCGCATTATGCAGATCGTCGCCGCGTTCCTTCGCCAGAGAGATCGCATGTTTCAACTTGACGGAGAAGCCACCGGCGCCCCATTCATCCCGCGCCATCTTCAGAAAGCGATGGAAGCCGGGATGCTGGAGCAAGTCCTTGAGCTCGTCGCGCTCCTGCAGAAAGTTTTCAGTCGTTTGCATCTACTGCACCGTCGGCGCGGGTCCGTTCACGGGAAGTGCGGGCATGCCCGGGGGTAAACCTGGCGGCAAGCCCGGAGCCGCGCCCGGCATCCCCGGCGGCATGCCCAATCCGGGCATCGGCGGCTGGAGCATCGTCTTGACCTGGCCCACCGGTGGCAAGAACGCCTGCCGGTCCCGCACGCGATTCACCCGCAAGCCCTGCTCAATCAACGCCCGCACCGCTTCCGGCCGGGAGAACAGCGCCATGACCGGCGGGAAGAGTTGCGCCAAATGCGCCATCGTCTGCAGCCACGCGTTGTAGTTCTGCTGTTCTCGATTGAGATCGGCCGCATCGGTGGAGCCCCGCGGCTTGAACCGGAACGTGCCCTTCAACTGGTCGGCGGTAATCAGATCCCCAGGCATCGTCTGATCGCGCAAGGCCAGCGACTGAATAAAGCCCTTCGGTGGTTCGATGCCCCCCGCCGGGTCGGCCTCGAGCGCGCGCACCCACAGGACGTGCCGAATTTGGCCAAGGTCTTCCATCGTTTCCTGCACGTTGCGGATCGCTTCATCCATGCGGACAAACGACTGCTCGGTGCGGATCTGAATCTCGCCCAACGTGCGGCCGACTTCGGGCGTACTGCCGAGCGCGACATCGTTCTGGCCCGAGACACGTTCCTTGGCCTGGAGAATGGCCTGTTCCCGCTGAATCACCGACGCCGGCACGTCGGGAATCTGCATCGCCGTCAGTTCGTTCTTGTCCCGGACGTCAATCACCGCGCCGACACCAAACCGCTGTTCCGTCGGATCCCAGAGCGCCCCTTGGACCCGCAGAATCGGCGCATTGGTCGCCAAGGCCGAGCGGTCGGCAATCATGTTGCGAAGGGCCGTATGTTCTTCGGCCAGCGTAATCAGCTTCTGGACGTAGGAATAGCCATACACCGAGTCGGACCGCGGAAATGGCGTAAAGCTCAAATACCGAGGTAAGCCGATGTCATCGTGCACGCACCGCAGAATCTGCCGATGCTGAATGGAGTACGTGACGATGTAGTACTCCTCGATGCCGTCCTCGTCCAAATCCAACAGCACTTGCGCTTCGAACAGTTCCTTCTCGATGGCGTTGCCAACCTGTGGCGCAATCTGCTGGCCGTCGCGCATTTCGAACTGCGTCCCTGACCGATCGGAGACTTCCGACAGCTTGTCGACGTTCCGATAAATGCCTTCTTTCGCGCGCGCTTGAATCTCCGGCAGCCGGCGATAGAACCGCTTCACCCGGCCCCACACTTCAGACTCATCGCGGGCATGGCCCGGCAGAAAGACGAAATCCCGCAGGTCGACCAACCGATACTGAGGGCCTTGTTTGATGGTCTTCCAGCGGTCGACCACCACGGACGCGGACCCCGGCCCGGACTGCTGGACAAAGTCACCCGTCTCATCCCGCTGCAGCATCAGCTCGAGCTTGTCGTCCAGCATGGGCGAGCCCTGCTCGTCGGTCTGGAGCGCAACATCTTCCTGGCTGCGCTGCTTCCGTTTCTCCGCGCGTTCGGTCGCCTCGAGGATGCCGGTCCCTTCAATCAGGCTGGTATGGATGACCTTGGCAATCCAGCCCTGCAACCGTTCCTCTTCGACTTTCCACTGGTGAAATTCTTCGACAAACGGCGCTTTGTCCGCCGATTGCCCCCAGCCTTCGACGATGTAGAACGGTTCCACGAAGATGGTTTTCACCATCCGCGCGCGCATGGCGTCGACCGATTCCGTGATCAGGAAACTCGTCAGATCGGCGGCGCCGGGCCAGCGGAGCGCCTTGGGTGAGGTCTGGCCCTGCTCGTAATACCACTGGTAGTAATCCAGATCGCCGCCGTCCCCGATGATGCTGTTCCGGGCCGAGAAGGCTTCTTCGGTGGCATCGCCGAGCCGATGGATCAGATCGGTCTCTTGCTGCTCGGTCAGCGTGACGTCGAAGGGATCTTTCTTCTGCGCCTTCTTCACCGGCAGCCACCGCCCTTGCCGCCCTTTTTGCCGCCTTTGCCCTTGGGAGGTTTCACGTTGAGAGCGGGGAATACACCACTGGTCTGCATATCAGTAACCTCCTCGACGCCGTCCGCCAGCTGTGACCGGAACGCGCCAGTGATCGGCTTCGTCCTTGTCGCGCTGCGGGGCGCCGTAATTCGCTTTTTTCTTCGGGGTGAAATGGCGCACGGCCAAGCCACGGAAGGCGTCGGCCGCGTGACTCGCCCAGTCGTGCACCGGGACGGGCTTGTATTCGTGGATCCGCGTGTTGTAGTCCCACCGGTAGGACTGCAACGCTTCCACGCCGTATTTGGTCTTCTTGTCGTCGAACCAGCACTTGGGCAGGAGCATGCGCGCCGCGTGCACGCCGTCATCCAGGCCGATCTTGGGGGTAACGGCGAAGTTCAGGCCCAGACTCCGCGCCGTCTCGAGCCGTGAGCGTCCCGAGCCCAGCTCTTTGACTTGAATATCGTGGGGCGCCCAATGCGTCCCGTAGGTGTACCCACGCTCGTTCAAGACTTGCCGGTAATGGTCCAGCCCCAGTCCAGAGTTTTCGTAGTAATCAATTAACCGGACTTCACCGGTATAGAGGCTCTGACTGAACCAGATCGCCGTCGCATCGCCCACGCCCAAATCCCAGTCGGTATCCACGGGCAACATCGGCTCGAGCGGCACACGGGTAATCCGGCCGCCTTCGCGGACTCGCACCAGCTCCCGCGCGAACACCGCGCCCTTAATGGAGGCTTCGAAGCTGCACTCAAATTCCTGCGCGTACTCGTCGGCCGTCATCCGCGAGCGCGCGTCCTCGAGCTCGGCCTGGCTCAGCAGCTTCGTTTCTGACGCCTTGTATTCCGCGTAGAACCAAGCTGGATCGTCTTTCGCGCCGGGCCGCTCCCCGTCGCCGTGGATGATGTCGTAAAAGTGATTTTTGCCGTTCGGGGTGCCGATGAAGAACGCCCAGCCCTGCCGGTCCGAGAGTGCCGGCCGCAAGACTTCCGAGAACAGCGTCGGCCGCATCAGGCCGTATTCATCGAGTACGACGCCGTCCAAGTAGATACCGCGGAGAGAATCGGGGTTGTCTGCGCCATAGATCCGCACCTGCCCGCCGTTGGGGTAATCAATCCGCAACTCCGACTCGTGCACATGGATGCCCGGGATCGGCGCCGCGTAGTGCTTCATGTAGTCCCAGGCGATCGCCTTGCCCTGGCTGTAGGTCGGGGCAATGTAGGCAAACCGGGGCCGGGACTGTGTGCACGTCACCGCGGCGCGCTGCAGATGGTTCACCGCAAGCACCGTCTTGCCAAACCGCCGATGACAAATGGCCGCGCCGAACCGATGACGCTCGAGGCCGTCATGAATCGCCCGCTGGAGGGGCCGCGGGGCATACGGAATGGTGATATGGGTTACTGCCACGAAATCTTCAGTTCGCCGGTATGGTCGACGCGCTCCGTCAGCAGGCCGAAATGCTTGGCCAAGCTGTCGAGGGTTTTCGTTTTGTCCCAGATTTTGATTTTGTGGACTTTGTCGGTCACGCCGTCGCCGGCCGCCGCGTTCTTGATAATCACTTCCAAGCCCGCGATACAAGCCGCATCTTCCGCGCTGAGCGTATGCAGGGGCTTCAAGTTGCCCCCTTCATCGAACAGATTGCGGACATCCGAGAACGCCAAGCGCCGGAGCTCCTCGAGCGTCCGCGCGGCGGTCAAATCCGCACTGGCCAGTTGTTTCGCTTTGCCCGCGGACACGGCCGCGGCGATCTCAGGTTTCCTTAAGAGGTCAAACCCCTGCTGTTCAGCGGTCTTCTTGCTGTAGCCCGCCCGAATGGCGGCTTGCGTGGCGTTGAGGTCGATCAAATATTCGGAGACAAACCGCTGCTGTTTGGGGTTGAGCACTCAGCAGACCTGGACAAATGGGGAGGTGAGGCGGGCAGACGCCACGCTCTCTACTATCCGCTTGATGCCCGTGGGCGCGCTACGCTATGGGTAGCGTGTAAGCGCTCGTACGTCCGAAAGCGTAACCCGCACTCGAGGCACTCGCGCCGACGGCGTACACACGTCCCCGCACTATTGCCGCGAGACTCGACGGTCTTCTGTTGCCAACTGCGGCACTTGGGGCAGGCAAACTGTGCGCGGTCTTTACTGCGGCGTTCTGGGCCGGTGTAGGTCATTCCTGGCTCAGCACGTCCGCGAGAATGGCTTGAAAGAGTCGACGCGCGCCAGGGTCGGAGTGCAGCCGCTCGAGAATGTCATCTTTCGCGCGTGTCTCCAGCGCCGCCTGCAAATGGCGGTCACAGATGACCGTAAACTCCTCGGTCAGTCTGGCAATCTCCATGTCCATCATCTTGGTGAGTAATTCCTCAGCCAAGGCTCTGGCGCGGACGGCGCGATCGTCGGGGATCACTTACGCAACTCCTTTGCTGTCCAGTGAATACAGCCGAACTGCGGGCCGGTGTAGAAGCCCCAGCCTTCATCGTCCTCTACGACGACACCATCAGGGGCGGCGTCGGGAACAAAGTATCCAGCCTTCCACGCGGTCGCGTTGCATGAGCCATAGCCCACTGGCTTGCGCGAGTCTTCTGCCGCTGGATTCCAATGCCTACAATGCTCGCAATGACGCGGCTCACTCATCGGCGGGGCTCCTGTGGGATCACTTTTCCGCCTCTCGAATTTTGTCCGCAATATGCGCGGTGAAATGCGGGCCAGCCACGCTATGGCCGGGAATGAAGCTCGCTTCAACGATACGCGCACAGCATTCGCGCTCCACCGCCAGCGCCTCTTCGACCAAGGGCAGAATCACATCAAACTCATCCGCGAAACAGAAACAGGCTTCGCAAATCTCCGCCGTCACTTTTCTCGCATGCTCAGTCTTCTCGCTCATGGCGCGGGTTCCGGGGAGGGATCAGCGGCCAGTAAGTTGTTGAGCCCACAGGTGCAAGGCGGATCGGCGACGGGGTTATAGCGGTGGCCGTCCTTCACGAAGCCGACGCTGTGATCCAGCCATGCGCTGCTGCGTCCACACTCGCGGCAAG